AGTATTACCAAACAACTGATTAGCAAGGTCGTTTTGAGACTCCAACCATTTATCTTTATCACTCAAAAGTGATGGCCTGTCAAACCCCTGAAATTGAGGAGTTTGTCCTCTAAACTGAGCTAAGGAGGCAGCATTCCGGTCTTTAGCCTCTTGCAGTTTTTGTCTTCTTTCGTTCAGAAATGCCGATTGTATCGGATTGTAATTCTGTGAAAGCATTGTTTCCCAATCAGCCATAATTACCTCTGCGACAGATATCTGTTAGTTGCCCTTGTTGGGGATGAGCTATAGTTCATATCCGGTTCTACTGGAATTATAGGCTCACCTTCATCCACTGTCCCCGGTAGGTACCCATCAACTGTCCTTACAGGAGCTTGTCTTACATTTTCATTATGAGCATCAGGAGGAAGAGAGTAATCACCTTCAGGGATAAAAGTCCTGTTTAGCAGTGGGGTAGACACATTCTCTCCCTGCCTTTGGTTAGCAAGCGAAGCTTCAAAAGCTAACCTCTCCTCTGCTGACCTTTGTGATGAATTAGTTAAAGCTGTGCTTGCAGTATCAGTCAGGCTTGTAGCGTCTGTGTTTGTAGCAGCCTGATCAAGATAATTAGTCAATGTATCAGTCTGCCCTGTTTGAGATGAGTTGGTCAGTGAATTAATGATATCCTGCGTAGTGCCTGTTTGACTCGAGGTCACATCGCTTATTTGTGGTGCTAATGCTCCCATTGCTTGAAGTTGATTCAAACTTAACTGTTGTGGGGCCAGGCCTGCCTGAGCAAATTGCTGTGCAAGCTGGGCATTTTGATCCTGATAACTCATAGCCTGCCCAAAGGCTGTATTTGCATTCATAGACTGCTGTTGAGCAATAGCATCCATTAATGCGTTTTGCTGTAAAGACCCTCCTGTTGAACCTAAGCGCCCCTGACTAAAAAGCCTGTCCTCCATATCTAGTTGAGCCTGTAGTCTATCCTGCTCCTGTAGGGCTTCTAAGGCGTTATAACGCTGACCCATAGTCGTATTGAAGTCCATGCCGGATAACGCCCCATACGCCTGATTAGATGCTTCAAGTGCGTTACCTACCCCTTGCTGGTACTGAGGAGCCAGGTTGGTAGAAAATTGTCCTGTTGTTGGGTCATATCCTGAAGTCCCTAGACCAGTTTGCCCTGTAAACGCACCTGTTCCTGTCACTCCGGTTTGAGTGCCGGTTTGTGCGGTTGTCCCAGCAGCTGTCCGAGCCGCGTCAATTTGACCTGTATTTGAGGTTGTTTGACCTGTTTGGCTTAATCCACTTGAGGTTTGGTTGGTTAACGATGACGCATCAGTTGATGTTAAACCCTGATTTGTTTGCTGAGAGGTAAGGTCAGTAGTAGATTCACCTAGATTAGTAGAAAACCCTTCTCTGGCGGTGGCTATATTAGTATCATCTTCATCTCCCGGACTTTCGCCAGCAAGATAATCAAGACCTCCGAGCAAAACTGAGCCTGTGTCTACGTAAGTTCCTACACCACGTCTGAAATCGTCTGAATCTGCCATTATGCGTACCTACCTAGTTTTGCAGTTATATCTAATTGCCTTAATATTGCGCCTTTTGCTCCACCACCAGGCCCAATAGCTGTTGGTGTTATAATATAGTCTAATTTTATATATTGCCCATCTTTGCTCAAATTGTACTTGAGTTTTTCTATGCCTGACAAGGCTGTTAATGTTTGCGACCCCGTAGCACCTACGTCATCATTATAATCTACATTCCATGTTAACTGGCAGCTATACTCATTATCCGTAGAAAGGTCAAGCCTTAACAAGCTTGATTTGTATATCTTGTTTCTAGCGGCAATATCATCATTAAATTGAAGCCACGGTGTTGAATATGAAAAAGCATAAGGGGAGCTGGTTGCTGTTATGGCGTCATAATCTCATTGTAATTAGCATAGGTGGCAACTGTGCAAACATGCCCAACCTGCTTTGATACAACAAAACTGGCATCAGTTAGCTCGACTGCTCCAGAGATAGACATATCCCATGTAGTTACCCGCAAAGACCCATTACTAAATGGTCTTGATATATCAAAAATATACGTAAAACCTCTTGAAGAGGATAAAAGATAAAAACTGTGCCTTTGGCTATAAACCCCAATAAACCTCTCGCCATTTAATAACTCTTCGGTTATATCATATTGAACACTCTTATGGACATTTAATGAAAGATTACCAATAGGGGATGATTTTTCCTGAATAGTCCTACCAAGACTTCTTAGTCCTGACATTGATAGAAAATAAAGGTCTTTGCCAACAGATTTAACAGTGTCTCTGGCAATACAGCCAATACCTGTAATAGTATCAGCGATTGCCATTGAATTAGTTGGGTCGTCCGGGTTCTCATAAATAATAATACTTTTCTTGCCGAACACTATTAGGAAGTCGTTCCATTCAGCTAAAGCAACACCTTCATCCATCCCATTAGGCCAATAGTTCGCTAAATCAAAAGAGCCACTAGACCCGCCTGCAAATGAATTAACAAGCAAATCTGTATACCTTAAAGTGTTACCATCAATTATCCATATCCTGCCATTTGAGGATAAAACGTCTGCCCCGTTATACTGTGTACCAGCAGCAGCAGCAAAAGTACCACCAACAGTTGATAGTGAAATAGGCGCATAAGAAGGGTGGTGTCCGACACAAACGCCATTGAAATTAACAAACTTCCATTCTCTCGGAGTCGTTGCACCAGATATATCAGTAGTGGAACCAGCGCTCTCTTTAACCAGTACATTTTTGTTTGAGTAAATAGTTAACGTATTAGCACTAGAGTCTATATATTCATGGATTGTTGTTAACCCTGTTAAACTGGCAGAGATTAACTCATCAAGGCTTTCTCTTGATTTAAGCTCCCCCTCTGTATTGTAAACAAGGTTAGTTGCCTTTAGGCAAAACCGCTTATCTATAGCCCCGTAGGTTTCTTGAGTATTTAACCCAAAATACCCTGGCTGCGTGATAAACTCTTTAATAATACCCCTTGCCATTAAGTTCTCCAGTCGTGTGTGCCAGTGATGACTTTTTGTGCATCAAAAGCAATAGCATCGGACAAGGAGTTTTGATAATGGCGATAGGCTTCAGCCGCCATCATTCCGCCATCTTCTCCTCTCTCAACAACAGCTCTATAATAAGCGCCGAGAAGCACAGGATAAGCAGGGACTGCAAGGACGGTAGTCCCTGTGGATAACTCAGCTTGATTCGCATATACATCAAAGTCTATGACGTAAACCGCATTAGGATTAGGGTATAACTCGACTTGATAGTCTTCTGATGTAGTTACGCTATTCACTACCGCGAAGTAGAAAGGCTCTCCAGGTCGAGGAGTAATATCTATTTGATCCGATAACCATCGACTATCAGCAATCATTAACTGCCGATTGGTCGTTGTGTTAAAAACACGTTTTAATGTAAAATTATCACCTGAAGCAGTTAGGTCATATTCATAATCTGTTGCTGAGGTCGTAATCTGAATAGTCTTATTTAAAGCCACCCAACGCCATGAGTTCTCCACTTCTCGCTTAACCTCATTAACCAAAGCTCCAATCATTGTGGAGTAGTCAGTTTCTGTTGGTGTAGCGACAGTTTCCTCTCTAAGCCTTGTTAGAACACCGTTAATCAGTTCAAGATACGTCATTTATGCCTCGCAAACCATTGATTGCTGCCCTGTTATTTTGTCAAACATTTTATTAATTAAATCTCTTGCTGTCGCTATATATTCACTAGCATCAAATTCACCAATACTATTTAACGCTTCTTCTTGATTGTTTTTATATAAATGCAAGCAGCCAGCGTCATTCATCATTCCTTCTGTTTTATAGGTATTTGATGGATAAGCTGAGAAAGGCATACCCCATAACATAGCCAAGCAAGCGGCATGAAATCTACCTGTGCACACTTTATAAGCACTGCCCATTTGACTCATAAAAGTATCCTCCTTTGGCCCTAATCCTTCTCCGATAGCCACGCTATCAACAACACATAAGTCATTGGTAACTTCTGGACGCTCTGGATTGTTATAGAATATTAAGTCAGGGACTATAACTGGATCAACACCATGCTTAAGCATTGCATCTCTCGATAGACTTTCCCTGACTGAGACATACTTAAAGAACTTCAAGTAATGATTTTTAGGTACTTTTTCATATACGGCATTTATTAATACTGACGGATATTGCTCAGCTATCTCTAAAAGCTCCATTCTTTTACCGTGATGGATGGAGCCTTCACCATTAACAATTACTAAGTCTGCTTTATCTAAATAGGGTTTAGCTTTAGACCAGTGTTCCTTGAATGAGGTGGTTGCAAGTATCTCTACATTACGACTTTCGAGGTTTTCTTTGATAGCTCTCATAACTAACTTACAGCCAAAGTGATTACTAGAGCTTGTATCGTTAACTATTACTACTTTAAGTGATGGTGTGGACACTTATCTATTCTCATCTCATCATGCCCTAGTACAATAACTTCAGGCTTATCTAAAAACTTACTTAATATGTCTTGTTTAGATTTGAGCTGATCTAGTTCTATCCAGCGATCTACATAGTCTGCAATTATACATGGAACATCCAGTTTGTGCTTCTTGGCTATCCATAACCTTGTTGTTCCGGGATGGCAACCAAATGTACCTTCTTCAATTGACATGCAGAAGATAGGGTTTCTTATCCCTTCTTCTAATATTGATTTCTCTAACTTTGAGTAAAAACCATTTTTTGCTTCTAGCATCTTCTTATACGGCATATAAGGTGTTATTGGTTTTGACCCAAACTCACCTATTCTATCGCCATAGTCTTTATTCAAAACTAATATTGAGTTACTTAGCTCTGATGGCCTAAGGACTCCGTATCTGACTTTGTATCGCATTTCTTGCGCTTCTTTCTCGGTATAGGCACATGAAGCACATAATGACCTTGTTTTTTAATCTGGTCGTACTGAAAATCAGATATCTCAGTTAGCTTACCCGTCTTGATGTTTCTATACTTTGCCATAAACTCTCAAAAGGATAGCCCCTCGAAAGGGGCTAAACTTAACCTATATTGCAGGCACCATGAAAACTATACCAGCATCATCACGAAGCTCTCCCACACCATAGATGCAGTCAGAAGTCATCAAGTCAGCTAGATATTCTTGCTTATACTGAGTTTGAGAGCGAATGCTCATCTGTTCAGCAAATACAACTGCATCTTTATGAAACACCATACCAGCACGATAAAGGGTTGAACCGTCATCAGCCGTTTCAGTAGGACAGTTACTAGACATAATTACATCAGCACCATAGATATTACCAATCGTACCGTTAACTACCGGACGACCAGAGATATAGTCAGCACTTGTGTATTCAGTAATAGCTAAAAGATCACGCTTTGCAATTGGTGGTATGACAATCTTACGTCCATCCATCGGTACATCAGCATTATCTAGCGTTAGAAACATCTGTAAAAGCCCTGCTTCAGTGATATCTGAACCATTACCAGTAGTGGCATCGTTATAAGCAGTAGAGCCATCAGCTCCAACAACCGCACCAGTCCATCCGTCAAGAGCACCACTATTTAATAGTGCAAACGTATTAAAGATATCAGTGTCAATCTGTTTAGCCAGAGTGTAACCAGCATCTTCAGTGTAGAAACGTCTTAATGAATCAAGAGCCTGTACAGATACGATATCCTCAATTAAACGAGAATATTCATAATGCTTATTAAGCGATACATCTACCACGCCTTCAGCATTCATTTGGATAGTTACAGCAGTATTTTCAGCTTTAGCATTAGCTGTACCGCGAGTTGGAGCAGGGATATGAATTGTGTCACCCTTCTTGCCAACGTGATTAATCTTAGTAACTAGGTTGCCCATGACTAAGTTCTTTTTGTAGCCAGCGATAATATCGTCTGACCATAGTTCGGGGATAAAGTTTGCTGCGTCTGTTACGCCTACAATACCCGTCGCCCCTGGATAGGTTACGTCTGCCATGTTTCTTAAACCTCTTTTAAGTTAAGT